ACGTCAACCGCCTCTGCTTCAACAGGCGCGTCAACTGCCCCGGACGCTGGTGCTTCAGCCCCCGCCTCAGAAAGTTCTTCATCCATGTTTTCCCTCCTCTTTATTACCCAGTTTTCTGGCGACAATAATGGTCATCGCCCGAGTTTTTTGTCGAGGGTTTGTTCCGGGGTCTTGCATCCCGGCGGGAAGAAGGCTGACTAGCTCTTGTGGAAAGCTATCGTCGTCAGGCCCCATGTCTTCCTCGTGTTCCTCTCCCTCTTCTTCGTAACCAGAGCTTTTGCCCGGTTGCTTCATGATCAGATCGTACCCGCATTCGTCCAACATCTCTTCGAGTTCCGCCTGATTCTGAGGCGGACTCTCGTTTAACTTGGAGACTAGCTTATTCATTGCGGGCATGACGACCTCATAACGCCTTTAGTGGACGTATATTTTGCTGTCAACTTTTCCAGACAACTTAGCTTTTTCTTTTCTTCGGGTCTTGCGCTTGTGTTCAAGGTCATTGTAACCTTGTTTTTTTGCTTTTCGCTCGGCTTTGGACCGCGCCATATCGTGATGGTCTTTCCATTGTTTAGAGTCTGCCGAGACAATCGCGCAGTCAGGATTATTACGCTGGTACTCGCGCCAATCAGATCCCGATTCAAAAGACTTGCCTATCTGCCCAACAACAAGAGGCTTCGACGGCATCGGCCCGATTAAGGCGACTTCGCTAATCACCGTAACCATTAACGCCTTACACTCCGGGCATGTCGTTTTACCATGGTCCGCAAGAGGCACTACGATGTCGTTAAAATAACCACACCCTTTAGGACATTTAAAATCATAGATAGGCATAATGTTCCCTCACTTTTTGTAGCCGCCACGCGACCCTCGTTTGCCAAGCATCTTTTTTACTTTTTTCTTTCGCGCGTCTTTATACATTATTTGCCTGCGGCTTTTTGTGCGGCTTTATGTGCTTCTTCAAAAGAGGCCCCGTCGAGCATCATGTCAAGCATCATTTTGATGTGCTCAGGACTGTGGTGCTCGGCGTGCTCCTTCATTTGCGCCTGTTGCTCCGGGGTCAACTTAGACTTACGCATCGTTTTTGAGGCAACTTGTTTTACGCTAGGCATTCCGGGCATTATTTTTTCCTACACTTACAGTTAGATTTCTTCTTGCGGGCTAAAGGCGCTACAAGGCGAAGGACGGAACCTGCAATATCGAGGATTTTCTTGATGGGGATACGCATTACGGCCTACCGCCACCGGGGCGCCCGGGCGGGCGCGGAGACGGGCGTGCGGGCGCGCGACCTGCTTCGTCCGCTACACTTTGTTTTGAGTTTTTAGCGCGTTGCGCCGCAGCATTCTCGGCCCGTTTTGCATCCGTAGCGTTTGTGGGAATCTTTTTCGGAGCGCCATGGCGAGTGCCACCCTTAGCCTTACGCTTCTTAGCGGAGCCTTTTCCGTTAGGACCGAGGACTGAGGCAATCGACGATGCCGCTACGTCCTCTAGGGATTTTCCAGTGCCAAGACTGTTGTACTTAAACGCCATAAGAACTTCCTACATCATGGGGGGTTCGTTTTCGCCCATCTCATCGTTTTCCGCTTCAGGAGGCAATTCATCTTCTTCTTGCGCTCGGGCGCGAGAAAGGGACTCTTCGGGGTCCATTCCCTCCTCTTCCATGCGAGCAAGGATGTCTTTCACAGCCTCATTTTCTTCGTCGCCACCAGCTTCTTTAAGAGCCTCTACCAGCATGGCCATAAGGTCATCCTCAGGAGGCGCTTCGGGAGCCGCTTTGTCTGCTTTTGAAGGCGAGTGTGCTGCAACGGCGCGTGACGCGATGCCTTCTAGCTTGCTTCTCATGTTACCATAATCCATATTTACCACCTAAACTTTGGGGAAGCCGGGACCGCCGCCCGGAAGAGGCATTTGAGGCGGTTCTTGAGTTCCCGGAGGAAGTCCGCCTGTGACGACGCTATCGACTCCCGGAGGTTGTCCCGCTTCAGCGGGCAGTCCGGCATCCATGCCCGTCATGGATTCGGCCATGCTGGTTGGGGATGGAGTTGGAGGCGGAGGCATCATGACGTCTCGAATCTGCAAAAGATCTAACAGCTTTACAATAAGCTTTTCTTTATCCACATTTGGCGCTTGCATCAACAATGGGAAGTATTGTTGGAACTTTTGAAGCTGAATGATTTTGTGGTTCTCAGTAGGAGAGTACGGCAGCGCGTCGTAATCAAAATCTAAAGGCTCTTCGTTAGGGTCACGCTGGGGGCGAAGCCGAAGCGTTTCACGACTAACGTCTAATACCTCTTGGCTTCCCGTTAGCCGGATGGCTAGTTTAGAATCAGGGTCGAGGTACTCCTCGTAAAGCCCGATGACTCTTTCTGCTAAAGATGAGACCAAGTCTTCGATTTGCTTTATTCGTCGTCCGTTTCTTGTTCGGGTCGCAGTGTCGGCAAGCGCGACCTCCGTAGCAACGTCCGCCACACCCACAACCCCCCGACTATACTGAGGGATGCCGAGGATAAACTCAATGACTTGATTGCATCGGTTACGCATCTCTGAAAACTGCGGCGAGAACGCGGGCATTGGGGTGGAGCCGATGATGTCGCGCAGCGGGGCATTCGCTTTCCCTTGGATAGAAATCATCGTGCCCGGCTGATTTGCGTCTTGCAGCGCAGTCATTATGGCTTCGGGGTTATCCGCCAGCGCCGTGTTGACGAGCATAACAGGTGTGGACGTATGCGCGTGCCATAGCTCTAGGGTGTCAATCTCATTGAGGCGCTCTTGGAGCGATTGGACTAGCTTGACGTCAGAGAGGCCTGCGAGGTCCGTCATGTTCTCGTTAAACGAGAGCATTACAAACGGATTGCGTATATAGCGATAGGGAAGCTCGCCCTCGAACAAAGGCTCTTCCACGTCATCAAGGAAGTGGTAGTACCGGCCTTCACCTTCAAAATCGTACACTTCATACACGGTCACCCACTTGTACACGTCGCGCGAGGCTTCGTTAAGGTGGCTTTTGTTGCGGGCTTGATCGCGAAGGAACGTCGGGAAGCCCCCGAAGACGGCCCGGTCAGCAACCTTGTTGTTGTACAAAGCGCCCTTGCGCCCTCGCTTTTTGGTCCTGCCCTTAAACTCGGCTTGCGTCAGAACGGTAACTTCAACAAGGTAGCGGGTGTCTTGAAACTTTGCCGCAGCCATATCAAAAAAGATATACCGAGGGTCAACAAAAAACATCTCTACGCTGTTTTTTCTAAAGTTCCAAACTGCCTTCATAAAAGCTCGCCCGCAGATAGATGCGCCGGTTGCGGTCTTCCACAGCAGGGAGTGCAGCATGTTTCTGTTGTAGGTATCGTTAATCAACGCTTCGCGAAAACGAGCGGCGTGTCGAAGCTCGTCGCGGCGGGCAAGGACTGTAACTTGCGGATTTTGCGGACACACGTTGGCGATCATCGTGTCGATAAAAGCATACGGGTAGTTGGTTTCAAAGTTGACCTCGCCTGACGAGCCTGCGCCGATGGTCGTAGAACCCGTAGGAAGCTCTTCTTCCCGATTCCAATACTCCGACATGTACCAAGACCGCCAGCGGTCCCAGTCTTGCCTCTCTGTGCGAGATTTCGAGCGATGCGCTCTAATGATCCCTTGAATCTGTTTGCCTGAAAGCGGCATATGTTACTCCCTACTATAGACCACGCTGCGCCCTAATGGCTTGTGCCTGCTCTAGTGCTTTTTGATTTGCGGCTGCTTCCTCATCTGACATATTAACAAACCCAGTGCTGGTGGTACGGACCCTGTTGAGGTTGGATTCCAAGTCCACACCAAGTAGTCTTTCCATTTCGGCAGTGAAGTTTCTTCTCTGAGTAAACGCAGAGTCCCTTCTTGTTTTCATGTAAGCCGCTCGGCTAGCTGCTACAAAGTCAGCCTCACTTACATTATCAGGTTGAATAATACCTAGATCTCTAATCTGTTGTGGAACACGGACTTCAAGAGCGTATTTCATGTCAGCAGTAACAGGAACTTCAGGGATTGGTGACGGAGGAGTTACCATGTCCCCTTCAAAGCTTTCAGGATATTCTTCGTCGTACTCGTCGGCGTAAGACTTCTCTAGAGCAACTTCTTCATCCATAGATTGTGGTGGTGCAGCCGCGTCAATAATAGCGTCAACATCTGTTTCCGAGTCCTCGGGGGCGCGTTTGGGCTGACTAGCAGCACCCATTGCCGCGCTCGCAGCTTTTGCAGTTCGTGCCTTGGACGCTGCGGCTGGACTCTTAGGTGTCGTTTGCGCGGGGGCGGAGCGGCTAGATGTACCACCTGATGAACCTGTTTTTTTGTACAAGCTTCCCTTGCCCGTCATCTCCGAGAAAATAGAGGCGTGAGCCTTAGTCCCCTTTTTGGCGACACCCTTTTTGCCGTCAGGGCCTACAAACTCGTAGTCGCCTGCGGCGTTCTGGGTGTAGCTATACCCGCCCACGCCCTTAAATGGAGCCTGCTTTGTGGCTTCGCCCTCCATCACGAACTCGTCTTCGAAGTCAGGGTCGAACTCTTTGGGGATATTTTCAAACATCGGCGTGGGACGTTCTGTTCCGGGGCGAACGCCTCTTGCTACAGCTAGCTCTCGTCCAGCTTGTATCTGGTCCTTACGTTCAGCCTCTCCTTCTGCGTCAAAAAGGCCTCCGCTTTCTTTGGCTTGAGGCATCCCCGTGCCACGATCTTTTCTTGCTGATTTTTTAGCGCCCGTGAGGGCTTTGCGCGCAGCAACTACTCGATCATCTTGTTTAAAAGCCATTGTATTTCCTTAAGCCTAAGCTATTTCGTCTGTTGTTTCCGTGACCATCACAGGGTCTTGGGCGTTTATTACTGCCGCGCCGGGGCGCTTGGGTGCTATTTTTGTACTTACGGCAGCGGCCAAGGCGTTCATGGCGGAGGCCTGAGGACCAGTAGCCGGTTTTCGCCCTACGTTCAACTTGGCAAGAGTCGCTCTGTCTTGAACACGGCCCTCGCGGGCTGTCGTTCGATAGCCATGGCGAAGATGGCGGACAAAGGCTTCGTCAGTGACGAGGCCTGAAGCCTTCTTACCCTTTTGAAAAGCCTCAGATTGTGTCAAAGCGGTAAGCATTTTCTTGTGCTCGGGGCTTGCTCCGGGCCTGAGCATGTTATCGAGCACGCTAGCCTTTTGCTCGTTCATATCCGCCATGTACTTCTTCTTGTCTTCGGGGGAGGTCAGGCCCCGATTGACTGTAAGGTCCGCCGCTTCCATAATGTCGGTAGTGCGGCCACCTGTGCTCGCAGAAGCAATCTGTTGTATCTCTGCGTTAAGCTTTCCGCCGGTCGCGGCGTTAAGGCTCTCAATGTTCTGCGACATCAATGTAAGGATGGCCTCTCTGCCTTGAGCGCCGCCCGGACCTAAGTAAGGGTTGCCTTCGGGATCTAGTTCTTGTGCAATCTCCGCAGAGCCGCCGGGTTTTAGTTTCCCCTCGGCGGCAAGCCCCTCGGCGATAGAGTTTATTGTAGGCTCTATCTCAGTGGTAAAGCCTGCTATATCCTCGGTGAAGGCCTCTTTATGAGCGCGCCGAAGCTCTGTTTTAAAGGCATCAATCGCCTCTTGGCTTCTAAGTGAACCCATTTTTCCTACTACTATGCCCCGCGAAATCGATCCACCGCTCTTTTCCGCTTGAGCAACCGCAGAGTAGGCCGCAGCGCGACCCCGGTCGTACTCTGAGATACCGCCAGATTTTCCAGTGATGCCTTCCATGTTGTCGAGGGCGTCAATATGTTCTTTGGCCTGATCGATTTGCTTGTCGATTTTTTTCTTCTCGATGTCGTTGGCGAGCTTACGCTTTTGATTGAGCAGCTTAACGCCTTCCGCCATCGCGGCCTTGTGGAAGATGACGCGCTGCTTCATCTGCTCTTTGTCGTTGCCCCCGCCGATGGCCGCCTGCGCGGTGGTCAGTTCGTTATAGGCGTCGAGAAGAGGCTTGTTAAACTTAGCCATATCGGCAGGCATGAATCCGCCCGGCATGGGAGCAAACTGTTGAAGCTGCGCGAACGTCGCCCCGCTTTGTCGGTACGCTGCCCGGCCTCCGATTGCGCCCCCCATCTGCATTGCTTGGCGGCGCTTTTGCATGTCGATGTTGCGGACCTGCTGCATCAGCATTGCCATTTGTTCGTCAGACTTTGGTTCTTCGACTGCCATGTTAAGCCACCTGTGTGTAGCCGTAGACGAGGTCACCTATGATTTGAGGCGCGACATCTGTGGCAAGTGTTGTAGCGGCCTGTTGGGCTGCGGTCGGCGGAGCGATTGGAGAGCCTGCTAGCGCTGCCATAAGTTCCGCCTTCTTAGCGTTTCGCCGGTCTACATCAAGTTTTGTCAAGCGGACGGAAGCGTCTGCTTCAAGGGCGGCAGTGCCTGACCCGGCATCGCGAGCGGCCTGTTGAAGCTCTCCGGGGTTTTGGATCCCAGCACCAGACATTTCTTTTCGCGCAAGTGTTGTTTGAATGCCTTGCGCGCTCTGTTCACCCGCCTGTCGGGCAGCAGCCATCGTTTCGTCCCGCTCTTTCTGGGTTACACCCGCTGATGCTCCGCCCGTCTGGTCAAACCTACGCAGCTCTTCTAGCAGTTTCATCTTTGCGATTTCTGCCGGGTCTTTTGTGCCGTAAAGAGCTTTGGTTCGGAGTTCTTCAGCCTTGACGGCTTTGCCTTTAGAGTCAAGATTGGCGGCGCGGTCCATCTTGTTCTGCTGGGTTTTACTTAAGTTTCCGTAGGCGCTACCAGAGGTGTCGGTGTAATCCACATCCCTAAGGGTTCCGCCGCTGCGGTAGCTTGGCGTGGTGCTCATGTCTGACATGTTTACCTCAGTCGTCTGATGCTTTGAAGAATATGTATTTAAGCGACCGGATGCGAACCCGAGTCTGCTTTACGTCTTGATCTTGAATAACCCTTAAGGACGCAGAATGAAACCCTTTTGATAAAGGAGTTCGTCCGGGCAGAGGAAGCCATTGGTGCCCTGACCAGTACCTGCTCTTGTAGCGCCCTCTTAAAAAGTTAAACTTAACACTAGCGTCGGAAGACTCATAGTCCGCAGGCCACTGCGTCCGGCGAACCCGGCGAACATTGCAGGAGTTGTCTTTCTCCGTATCGTCCAGCCCTACGCGCTTGTCATCGACAAACAGGCGGATGTGGCTTTCCCGTTCGGTCCCGCTCGAGTCATTGGTCCAACAAACCTGCCACGTCAGCAAAACAAACGCCTTGTAAGGCAAGTAGAACTGAACCGACCCGCCGGGGATTGCGATAAAGTTATTGGCACTCGCTGTTTCGGGGGCAGATACGCCGTTGAACCACCCGTCAGTAGCAGGCTCAGATTCGGTTCTGCTTTGTACGGGGGAGAAATAGTCTATGTGAGCGGTGCCGCAAACAGACTTGCCCCCCGAGGTCGCATTTCGCTGTAAAGAGTTGAAATCAACCTGCCTGCGACCGATTTTGTCAAAGTTGTCCGCGTCCAGCCAGCCGTTTAAAACAGAGCAGGAGTCTGGTGTGCCTGCTTCAGGGATGGAGTAAAGGTAATCGAATACCTCTTCGCCCGTAGGGATGTGCCCAGCAATAAAGGGGCTGAACGTAACCTTAGGCATCAGGACTCCTTTCGCGGCGCTGCTCTTGCCGCATATCATAGTCCATCATGTTGGACTCCGCTAGGTCGTCCTTAATCGGCATTCGGCTTGAGAGAAGCTCTTGCTTTCGGAGGTCTGCGATTTGAGACATGAGGTCACCAAGAGACATGTCGCTGCGTTTCTGCGCGTCTGATTCCGGCATTACTTCCTCCGTCGATAGCGGCTTCGACGCCATTTGGTTTTAGAGCTTCCTTCGGAGTCTTTTTTCCGATGACTCTGTACCTGTTCATATGTCATGTCCCGGAAGAGCACCACATTTTCTAGGCCCTCAGGGGTTTCTTTGCGGTATTTACGAGGACACATGCGGGCAGCGGTGCAGGCGATTTGAAGTGCAGAGATTTTATCCCAGTGGTGTCTGTCGCGGCGTTTGCCCGATTTGCCGGAATGCAGCATCTCTGACAGCGCGCTTCGCTCGGTACGCTTGTCTTCACGATAAGACCCAAGCTGACCAACCGTGTCCTCGTCACGAAGGATGAGTTCGTCCTTCAAGGCGTCTTGAAGGTATGAGAGCATCATCGTTACGGATTTAGCAGTAGCAGCGATTCCGGGCTTATAGGGCTTTTCGTAGTAGAGATTTGGATAGCCCAACTCTTCAAGTAAAGCCAAAGTAGCAACACCAACCCCGTTACTCTCCACAGCCACAAGCGCATTGTTGTACTTCTTGCCAACCTCATTGATTTTCTTTGCGAATAC